CAGAAATTCCTGCGAAGTCCTTATACTGTTGTAATGTTACTAAATTTGCCATAATTAAAAGTGTGGGGCGTTTAAGGCCGCCCCACGAATCCTGTCTAAGCTTAAATTAAGAAGCTTTGTACATGTGTCCCCATTTAGAAGTAGCACCATCGATTAGATCGGTGAAGCCAATTCTTTGTGAAGCAACAAGCACTCTGCGTTGAGCAGCAACTTCGTAATCAGATTCCACGGTTACACCACGTAATCTTGGTAATACAAAGTTTCTTGGGTTAACAGCGATAGCTGCGAATGTTCCAACTGCTGGAGTTTTGAACTCGTCACATAGTAGTACTCTTGATCCGAATACTTGTCCGATTTCGCCACTTAGTTTAGTAGCCATGTCGCCCACTAAATTAGCATCTTGGAATTCTGGATCTTCTAGCAATTCGAAGTATGTTCGTTGTGAAACGACATAAACTACGTCTGCTGGGTTAACACCATATTTGCCCATATTTTTTCTCATTGAAAGAAGTTCTGCAGCTGTAACAGTATCAGTTGCGAAAGCAGTAGCTGACTGTGTATAATCACTGTCATTACGTGCTAAATGAAGGAGTCCTTCAAAAGCCGCACCACTTGTTCCGTATACACCATCAGCATCATCACCAGCTAGGATTGCATTTTCAATACCTCTAGCGTGTGATCGTACCATAGACTCTCTAATTAAAGGAAGAATCGGTAGGATAGCATCTTCTTCAGTTTCATTACCTAAGTAAGACTGAGAAATAAGTTTCTTAGTTGAAAGAGTTCTTTCAGTCATTGTGACACCAGTATATGGTGCTCCAACTGCGTCGCCTCTGGTATCTAAGTTACCATAAGGAGCGGATCCAGCAGCAGCAGTACCTGAAGCGAATTCAGCGTAACCAGCATCTGGCAAGATTGGGATAATCATATTCGCAGAAGTCATAGCAATTTCTCTAAATAGAGGAGCTAGTACTAATTCGTTTTCGATATCTCTTTCGATTTGAGTTGAAACAACTTGTTCAAAGTCAGCAGATGAAACTTCAACACCTGAATGTTGATTTACTTTTTCCATCAAAGACTTTGCCAATGGAGTGTCCCATCCGCGTCCTGTTGCAAGACCAGCGAATTTTGCATCAGCAATATCGCTTTCGAATGATTTTTTCCAATCACTGTTGTTTCCTTGTCTGTCGGCAAAGTGTCTTTTTGACTCACGAATGTTCATGATCTCTTCAGACTTCTCTGCTAGTTGAGCTTCTAATGATTTAACAACAGTCTCTAAATTAGAGTAGTTATCATTCACGCGTTTCTCAACGTCAGACATTAATTTTTCAGCACCTGTTAATCCAGCTTGGATTACAGATTTTTGCTCTTCCTGTTTTGCTTCCTCGGAGGCTTTTTGAACTTCGACGTCAGTAGCAGCTTTTTCAGCAGCTTCTTCAGCTAATTTAAGTTCAGCAGCTTTAAGTTCAGCTTGTTTCATTGCGTACTGTGCAACTGCTTTTTCAGCAGCTTCAGCAGCAAACGACTCAAGATTAAACTCTGGGTTGCTCTCAGGAGAATTATTTTCTTTTGACATATTTGTCTCCGTTGTGGCTTTCGCCGTACTTGGCTGCTCAATTTCAACAGCATCTGCTGAATCGTCTGAGTTAGCCGTATAAAAAGTTTGCTTATGCTTGTTGTAATCTTCCATAGATCCAAATGACTTGCTTAATCCAAAGGTTGCCCCTTGGTTGCATGGCAATGAAACTACAGAGACTTCGAAAAGCTCCGCGTCCTTTATTTTATATCCATCGGTTTCAGTCATATAATCAGCGTCCTTGACTTTGAAACCGACAGAAAAAGCTCCAAGGACACCGTCTTTAATAAGTTGAGTTACATCTCCAGCAGCTTTAGATATCTTTGCAGATATTTCTAAGCCGTTTTCTGTAACTTTTAAATTTGTTGCACGTCCGATAGGCTTATCATAGTTATGATTAAACAAAATGATAGGATTAGTCTTAAAGTTTTCTAATCCACCTTTTGTCCAAGCATCTCTTTCTATAATATCGCCTGCTCTATCGACTGCATTTGTACTAGCTGATCCTTTGATCTCTACGCCACCATCATCGGTGTCACCAAGTGATTTAAAAGTGCTAGTCCAGTTATAAATTCTTTCCATTTCTATTTCTCCGCTTTTTTCTTAGCCTTTGGGGCTGGAGTTGGAGCGGGAGTAGGTGTTGGAGCTTTTACAGCAACAACTACTGGATGTCTTTTCTTCATAGCTGATAATACTCTAGTCCAAGATCCAAATGCTCTTCTAAGCATATAATCTTTGACAGGTACTTTCATGCCATGGCTTTTGTAGGTTGTTAAATCCATTTTTTCGACTCCTTCTTTAGCGAAAAAGTCAGATAATGCTTTAGCCATCATATCTTTTGTCATAATTTATTCTTCCTCTATTGGTGACGACTCTGGTGGTCGACCTCCCTCTTCTGGATTGACAGCAGAGCCTGCTATATTTGCAGGAACTCTTGGATCGTCAAATCCGTCTACAGGTTCTTTGCCTATTGCTTCTCTTGCTTCATTTGGACTTATAATTCCAGTATTAACAAGTGTTGCATAGTAAGCTGCTTGGTCTCTCAGTTCTGGCTGTAAAGCAGGTATTCCTGTTACATCTTCAGATAGTGAGAATCCAAAGTATCGTTCTAATGCACACCCCATCTTTCTTACGATTGGTAAGACAGTTTCAAGGTAGTACAATCTGTGATTGGGTCTTATGTTTGCGTTATTACCACCGTCTAATAAGATTGGTGGTATTCCCATAGCTTCTAAAATAATCTTCTCATTTGAAGTAATAGAACTTTGGAAGTCTAATTCTTTAAAATTAATGTTTGTTAGGGTAGATACTTCTAGTCCACCGTCTAGTATAAGAGGCCGCCTGCCTCCTGTTGTTGGGTTGTATCTCATGCTCCATGCTTGTAACATTCTTTCTTTGATTTTCTCAGAAAGAGTATTTGGAGATTTAAGTACTAAACCTGGAACTGCTCCGTTTTTGAAAAAGTTATCTTGAAACTTTCTCATGTTTCCTAGTAACTGCATAGTTCTATATGCTGGCTTTAGTCTAGGTGTTCCTCTGTAAATTGAGTTAAAACTATTTTCTTTTATATGTATTATCTCATTTACTGAATAGTCTATGCTATTCTCATATGTGTATTTTGAAACAAAAGTTTCAGAGTCAGTTTCTATTCTTACTTTATTTGCTGGTAAATGGTACATATGTTGTCCATCAAAGTATATAAATATATTACCATCAATAAGTAAATCAATAATTAAATTTCTTTTAAAAGAACTAATATCCTGAAAAGGATTAGGTTCTACATTTAAAAGTAAATTTACTTTTGATTTACGAATATTTTTTAGTATACTATTCGTACCCAGTATTTTATCCCCAACTGCAAAGGGAATTTCAGCAACATCATCAACGATCATGTTAACTGCTCTATTGACTATTTCTAGTTGTTCGTATGCATTTTGATAGTTAGTAACGACTTCACGTGAGTCTACCGTTAAACCTTCGTTCATCGAAATAACGTATTGCGAAGGATTCAACTTTTCTTCGTTGTTTCTTCCTAAAATTCTATCGTACCATGCCATATTTTTGTCTCTGCTTCTCGACCCAACGTTTTTGTTTCTCTGCTGTGATCAATTTGGGTCTTTTTCCATATATTGAGTGTAATCGTAAATGATGGTTATGGCAGAGGGTTACTGTGTATTCATACACTTTTTCCCAATTATCATCAATGAAGGACTTTCGAAGTGCTAGTATGTCTTGCTCATTCTCTATAGTATATTTTTCTGTTTTCAACCAAGTTTCTAGTAATTCGGTGAGTCCGTAATAATGATGAAAATCTAAGTCTATATTGCTTTCACAAATATAACAACTACTTTGTTTCTTATATTTGGATTTAGCTTTGTCTCTTACATATTTAACTAAATCTCTTTTTAATTTCATATTTCAACTCTTAATTAGAATTATACCAAAAAGTCACATCATATGTCAAGAACTGTTTTTTACAGGTCTTATTAAAACGTAGTGGCTGTAGTTTCAAATGTATACAGTGCATATCGTAAAGCATCCGCCATATGGGATGACATATTATGTTTTGGTTTTTCTTTTAATAAATTAGGATTCGGATCCCACTGGTATTGATCTAATGACATCTGCGCTTGTTTGCAAGTTTGGTCTACAATAAGATCATCATTGTCTACAATTCCTGCTACATGACCGATTCCATCTAGTACTGATTTCTTTGCATTGATAGTACTGATATCATAGTTTTGTGCGAAATCGTATCTCGTTTGTTGTGCTGCAGAGTCAATATAAATAAAATCAATATCCCATTTATCAATTAATTTTTTTATCTCTATAGCGTGTTGTTCTGTAGTACGTTCAGCATCCATATATTCGTCAACTAAGTAATACTTCTTTTTATCCCAGTCGTAGGCGATAACACAAAATGCTGTTGGATCCTTATACCCAACGTCTAGTCCTCCAAAGACATCCATTTGACTAGTATCAAATTCTTTTAAATCTGCTGTACATTCTTCGTGATTAAATGCCCAGACTTGTCCTTCAAAGACATTAAAGTCTGCCATATACTCTTGATTGAATTCTGCTTGGGACATTGTCTTTTTAGCTTCTTCAATGTCTGCATCTGATACTCTTGGGTTTTCGTGATAGGTTGCTTTTATACTACACCACTCTGGGAACTCGTCTGTCCACCCTCTATAATAAAACTCTGCAAAGTAGTTATTCCGTCCACGTGGAGTAGATATAAAAATTGCTTTTGAGTTTTCTTTATCTAGTGTAGGTCTCAGTGCTACATTGAAGGCATCTCGTCCATCTGTTAGGGCTGCTTCATCAAATATAATGAGATCATAACTTCTACCAACTACTGAGTCTACCTGATTGATAGAACCCATTCGTATAGTAGAACCATTTGATAATTCTATAACTTTGTCTTT